TTGTTGCACTGTGTAAACTATAGTCTTTTGATACGGACCTAATTCTTCCGCTGCTGCTGCCTGTACAGCTTCAGCTGCCGCGCAGGCTTTCGCTAGACTCCTAAATGCATAAGCTAGAGCTCTACCTTTTTTTGATTCGATAATAGTTGGTTGATAATCATCACCTGTGGAGCTTACGAAAAAATCTGCTTGGCTAGCAAATGCAGTAGTATCTACATAATTCTTAGTAGCTGCTTGCAGAGGACTGCTGTTAGCATCAGGATCGGCTGCTAATACCAAAGCACCAGTCATGGTATCGCCTGCTTTACCTATTACTTCTTGTCTCTGGGGAACTTGGGTAGTCGTGGCTCCGGGAGGAACGCTTAAGAACCCACTCATACTATTGTAAGCAGTTCCTGTACCGTATCCGCTGCCTGTAACGGCGGCATAGAAATTACTGCCAACTACATAAGTTATTCCAACAGTCCCTGCTATGATATTCCACTGTGTATTAGTCGTTGTGCCTAGGCTGGCGATAGCATAAAACTGTCCTATGACGAGATTAGCGATTGTTGTAGCTGGCATTCCTGCTAATGGAACGAAATTCTGTGCAGCGTATTTTTTAGAGATAGCAAAACTATCTTGATTTGGTAAACCTAGACTAGATTGTATAATAGAATAGCCAGCAGGATCTGGCAAGTTATATATTATGTTGCCTCTAGCATCTAGGTTACCTCCCAATGCTGGCTGGGTATCTGATACTACCCTAGCTCCGGAATTGATGATAGTTATTTTAGTAGGATCACTATTGTCTATCGCTAAACCATAACCAGCTACGAGGGATTTTTGTAAAAGAGAAGTCCCATTATGATTGGTAATTAGTATGTTATCTGCAATTAAATGATTAGGTGCTTGCACTAATCCAGTAAATGCCAATCCACCGGAATTTCCAAGAGCCGCATACAATTCAGTGAAATTGTCATTCGTTTTAGAAAACGCATCTCTAATTGGGTCACCTGTAGCATCATTACCTACGATACCTACGTCAATTATCTTTTTTACCATTTCAATTCCATCCTATTATACAGCAATGCTAGTGCCACACCCACAACTTGATTTAGCATTGGGGTTTTCTACTACGAGACTGCTGCTTACAAAGTCGCTCTTGTAGTCGATAGTGCTGCCAAATAAATAAAGCAAGCTAGTGCAATCTACTATTAATTTTTTTTCGTTGTTCAAATCAATAAATTCATCTCTCTTGGGATCACCATTCTTTTCATATAAATCTTGATCAGCTGGTTCCCAAAAATATTCAAATCCGGCACATCCGCCACCTTTTAATCCGAAAACTAGATAGGGTTTTTCCATCTGTTCAAGGACTTTTACTATATGATTCTTTGCTGATTCGGTTATTTTTATCATAATGATATTTATTCTAAGAGCAGGGAAAGATTTTTTTTACCACACGATATTTAGCACTAAATAAAATGCCTAAAAGGAGAAGATAAATGGAAACTATCATAGGTGTAATAGCAGTAGCAGTAGCAGGATATGTCCTGTATAAAATGGTTACTAAGAAAGAAACAGTGCAGGAAGCTCTTGCCGAAGTAAAGACAGAAGCCAAGGCAGAAGTAGCTAAGGTTGAAGAAGCAGCTAAGACAGCCGTCGTAGCAGAAGTAGCTAAGGTTGAAGAAGTCGCAGTTGCTGAAGTCAAGAAGGCAGCTACTAAGGTCAAGACTGCTGTAGCTAAGGAAAAGAAAGCGGTTAAGGTTAAGGCTGAAGAAGTCGTAGCTGCTGTTAAGAAGGGCGGACGTCCTAAGAAGTCAGCTTAATATACTCTTCGTATATCTTCCTACTAGCTAGGTTTTTCGCTTTAGATTCGCACATAATATCAAATTGATCTAGAAACTCAAGAGCCCACTGATTAACTGCTGTGTTCCAGTAGTAGTCAGAATGGGCTCTTAATTTTTGTTTCTTGTATCCCTCAGCCAACAGCTGAGACATATCTGGACGATCGATTAATGAATGCCCAACCAAGTCAGTCTCACGGCTGACACTAAAATGTAGAGTAGGCCTGACACCGCGCCAACTGTCCAAAACCCTTCTCGTGCGGTCATCTTTGTGTTGAATGTATTCCCCTGTCTTGATCCAATGATGGTGGATATCAAGAACGATAGGAACGACATCACTAATAGCGAGACAATCATCAAGTCCATGTGTATTTTCCTCGTTTTCGATCGTTATGGTATTGCGGGCCTCGGGACTCAATCGGCCTAATACCTTGCGTATACCTTCGTGACCTTGCCTGCCGGCGATATGCACATTACATTTAAAATCTTGGAATTTCTGGCCATAGCCCATCCAACGTATCATATCTACATGATATTCAAACTCTTCTATTGAGCGTTCAACAACATCTTCTCGATCACTTGCAAGAACAGTAAATTGGCCAGGATGAAAAGACAGACGTACATCATTGTGTCTGCTGATTTCTCCAATCCGTTTAAATCCTCGCTCTGCATATGTTTTAACGTCTGTTCTATGCCAATAATAAGACCAACTAGGCTCAGTATAGACAGGAAGAATATCGCTGCCAAGACGCACCATCCTAAAATGCTCATCTAATCCTCCAACTTTCTTTACAAGATTATGTACTGCATCGATGTTATGGGTCATGAGATCCCATAACTTTTGTTCAGCTACTTCTTTAGTTTGGCGCTTAAGCCAAGCTACAGTAGTTGTGCTATTATTGAGTTCTGGTACACTAATGATACCTTTGGGTCCTAGTTCAGACCATTTACAAGCGAAACCTATGCGTTTAATCATAGCATTATAATAGCACAATTAAAATATATGTCAAGCAAATAGATCTTCATTCCATTCACGATGTCCTTCACGGAAAGCCATATTAGCCTGTGTCTCACGTACTTCGACACGATAGCACCAAAGACGTTGTTCTAACCTTGCGTTAAACATTTTTTAATCCTATTCTACTATAACCTAACTTTGACTTGAGTTCCCTGCTTTTCTTCTCTGGTTTCCACGCTCTTGGATCAACTGTTTCACCTGTGAGTTCATAACGAAAGTCTGGATCGTAGACCATATATCCCAACTTGTTCCATTTGATTACTCCGTTGTCAAATAGAAAGATACAACCACGACACATACAGAAACTGGCACCGTTATCGCTCATCACATTGCCATTCACTGTGCCAACATATTTGACGACATTACCTTTGTGCATTTCTCTAAGTGCTTCGTAGTAGTCAATCATTTTTCAACTCCAAAAACAAACTTGATACGGTTGGCAACAACCTTGCCATCATACTGTGTATCGTTAGCAACATCTAAACATTCGTTGATGATTAGTTCAGCAAACTTAGCCAAACGGATCTTGTCCCATTCTTGAATTTTGAATCCGTCTTCGGGATCAAATTGATATGTCTTATCAGCAGACAAGTTAGCCTGTTCAGTAAGTTGTTTTATCTTCTGTTCGTTCATAGGTAATAATATTCCTTGTTGGCTGGGTCTTTCAATCTACTATGTAGTTTGTATTCTGATATGTTTAATTCTAACATAGCCTGTTTAAGAGTGTCAAATGTTCTGGACTCGGCAACAATCTTTCTTGCCCTACCATTTTCACTACCAGCACATTTGCCTTTTCTGCCACGACTACTATTCTCAAACACTGCTTTACGCTTTTCTTCTGTCCAGTTTGCTCTTGTTTCTAGAGCCTTCAGTCTTGCTAATGCTTCTGTTTCGGGGTCACGATTCTCTACCCCTTTACGGGCTACTTCTTTCCTGCGTTCAGAACCCATACGCTCTTTACCTAAACGGGCACTACGCTTTCTATCTTCTGGGTCACGAGCCTTTACACCCTCTACCATCTTGGGTATATTGTTTCGCAACTTCTCTTTTAATTGCCGACCCTCTTCGGTCTGATACCATTCTTTAGTTTTGCTATGGACATTATCTAATAATGCTTTCTTTTCTTCTTCTGTCCTATTTGCCCAGACTTGTTTGATTTGATTACTAAATTCCTGACGGCGTTCTTCTGTCCAACCCGCTTTAGTATCTCCACCTATTACATCTTTGGCTACATTATAGAAGTTATCTGAATAGTAAGCATTGACTTTATCTAAATGTAACTTTTCACGCTCTAATAGATACTTTCTATCTTCAACTTCAACATACTCAAGAATGGTTCGTGTAAAGTTTTCTATCCCGTGCTTCTTTATAGCTCTTTGAAAAACTTTACCAGACCCGATATAGCCATCTTCTGTTGTTCCGGCGTGTGAACCAATATACTTTTTACCGTTAAGCATATTGGTCCATTCGTAAATAAATCCATAATACATAGTTCGTCCTTTGCTACTAACTATGTATTTATGCAAACTTACTCAAAACCTTCAAATAAGTCCTCGTTCCATTCACGATGACCTTCTCTAAATGCCATATTTGACTGGGTTTCACGGACTTCGACTCTATAGCACCAAAGTCTCTGTGCTTCACCGGGCCCCCACATATCTGGAATATAGACAGCATTTACATATTTGTAAAGCATATCGCTTAATCCCTCGCAACCTAATTTAGGCAGGATAGTGAGTTTAGCCATCTTCTTTTCTTGTAGAAGTTTGTATGTTTCAAGTTCCGGGTCATCAGAACTGACCAGAAGGGTATGGTCAAATTTGTCTTCTAAGAATCGCTTCAATTCTTTTAGTCCACCATAATCAGCAGCCCAGTTGCGCACGTCTAGATCATTAGTACCAAAATAGAACTTCATGCTAAAGCTGTAACCGTGGATCATATTGCAATGGCTATCTGCCCTCCACTGGCGATAAGCGCAGGGAAATGCGTCGTGATATTCTTTAGTGCTAGTGTATTTGTAAGTAACTGGAATCATGCTTATCTCCTATGTTTATGTTAGCATAGGCTGCAGAATTTGTAAAGCGGGAATGAAGCCAAGAGCCGCTGTAGTATTTAATTATAATAACATGGTTTTGAGCACAAGTCAATTTTTAAGATCTTTGATATTTTCTTTAAATGATTTAACTTCTTGGATGATATCTTGCAAGTTTACTTTGGATTTTTCTAATACACTGGCGATAAGCATTATGGTCCATATAACCCAGAACCACCAAGTGACAAAAAAGATAAAAGCTAGAGATAGCAGAGAATCTATTATTAAAGGCCAATCTCTAAAACCAACAGCATATAGTATAGCTACTACGATAGCTATTATTAATGGTATGACTTTAGCAAAGGTCTGCCATAGAGTGGCTTGATAAAAAATAAATTTTGGATCCATCGGAAATTATTCAACTCCAATTTGTCCAAAACTCCTCCATATACCTGGTGTACCGTCAGTTACGCATATCCAACCCACATACCCAGTTTCTACAGGATTTGAATTCCATACTATGTCTCCCTTTTTAAAGGATCCCGAAGATGGAACAGTCACTCCCACAGCGAATAATCTATTAGCAAATCTAAAATTACCCGATGTTTCAAAATTTACATCAGAACTTATGTTCTGTATGCCTACTGCCAGCGTACCATTTACTACTACATCTGTAGTAGGAACTTCTTTCGTACCGAATGAGATATTCTTTGTAGAGATGCTGACATTCTGCAGGGTATTTCCCATAGAAACACTATTGGTATTGATAACAGTCCCGTCGGTTATAGTTAGCACACCCTTATCAACTGAAATAGTTCCTGCTAAATTAGTAGCACCTGCTACATCCAAGCTAACAAGAGTTCCTAGACGTGTTAGATTGCTCTGTGTTACAGTTGGACCTAGGCTATTGACTGATACTACAGGAAATCCTGCTATTAAATAGCTCTTGGTATTTTCTAGATTGATATGTTCTGTGCTATAGAAACTGTCAGGATTTGCACTCAATATAAATTGTTTAGCTGTGGTGTTGTTACTAGTAAACAGTATACCCATACCGTAATTACTACCACCGTCTGGTGCTTTAAATTCTAATGGACTATTGTTGTTATCAGCTTGATCAACAACTAACTGTCGCACAAACAAGCGTCCTTGTATTTCTACATCTGCATTCTGTGCTACCGGATGTCCAATTACTATCTTACCAGTCCTTGAGATATTCATACGCACTACATTATCAGTAACGATAGCTAGATCGTTGCTAGTGAATGTTCCAACGTGTGCGATTCCGTCTGCTAGGCTACCAATTACGATCTCTACACCATTTTCAGCTACGCTTAGTGCAGCATTGGGTGCATCAGTACCGATACCAATCCTATCAGTAGCATCATTATAAAATATATGATCTGCTACATTTAGGCTTCCGCTTACCTGTAGATTTTTTAAGATTCCAACTTTTGTTAACTTAGAATCAGTTATAGCTGATCCCAATGCTTTTGAATTTAAAACTTCTATCCCATCTATTAAGTAACTGTTTCCAGTTAACAGATCGATATCTACAACCGAAAACAGTCTACTTGGATTATCCTTGTATAGTAGAGAATTAGTTTGATTGTTTTGGAACCCGATTGATGCCATTTTGACATTCCTTTTCTTTATTAGTTATTTATTCGGATTCCAGAACAACTTTAACTAAAGGTTTTTAACAACACGATATCTGCGTTGATCCTTCCATTCATTTTGATTTCTACACCATTGATAGTTTCATAGAGTTTGCGCATCTTGGTTTTTGGCAAGCTCTTCACATCTCGGAAGAACTCCTCTGGTTTGCGTACGGTCCTAGCAACACTCTTTGCTTCGTTGTAGTTGATGATCGTTGTGCCTTTGATGCTGAGCGCTGCTGTATCGCTAGCCACATATACACCCAACTTGCGTGTTTTGGTATTGAACACCCAAAGTTCCATAGATTGTAGCGCTTCTTCGGGTTTGATACTAACCAACTTGTAGCGATCATCGCTTTCTTTGAATTTCAACTTAGCAACCAATTTTTCCTTGCTTGGTGCTTTCTTGGCACGTGTCTTGCGGGACACTTTGGCTTTCTGCAGGATCATATCGCAAGCTGCGATGATCTCTGTTAGTGCTGCTTGCATATTCTTCTGCTGTGCTTTTGTATAGCAGCTATAACCGTCTACAAGCTGCGTGTAAGCGTCTGTCTTGTCTTTAGTGCTGCTTAGTAGCTCGTCGTAGTCTTGCTTGCTGTAGGCGTATTGCTCGCGGATTAAACGTGCGTGTGCTTGGTTGACTTCTTGGCTCTTAAAGTGGTTGAGTACATTGAAGCCCTTAGGATCAAAGTTTTCCGGATTTTTGATGAATCCTTCCAACCATTCCTCAATAGCTTCTAGATGCACATACGTAGCTTCACGGATGCGCTCTTGGATGCTGGGTTGATGGGTATTAACAGAATTTTTATCAGCTGCTGTTTTCTTATCTACCAGCGCTTGTCCTTTAATAATCTGCCCGGCGAGCTCATTGCGCACCCATTTGCCCGAATCCTGATGTTCCATATCGTCTCGGTTCTCAGGCATACCGCGCAAAAACATCGTAGCCAATGCAGCAGCAGTG